TCAACTAGAAAACTTACGATTCATTAAATCAGAAAACTTACTTACGGCTTCTTCTTGCATATCAGGAAGTACGTGAGAGTACGTATCTAATGTGCGAACAACTGTAGAGTGACCAAGACGTTCGCTGACAATTTTGGGATTTTCACGCATCTTTAATAAAATAGTGGCGTGAGTGTGACGTAAATCATGCAATCGAATTTTAGGTACATTTGCTCTGGCGATCATGCGATTAAAAGAACCTCGTACTGCTTCTGGGTGAAGTGGTCTACCATTCTTGCGACAGAACACTAAATCATAATCAGTTTCAAAAGGTTCAGCAAGACGACCTTCGATTTGTCTCGATTTATGTCTTTTTAATTGTTTTACCAGAACACCATCAACCGCAATCATGCGAAAAGAGTTAGATGTTTTTAAGTCGGAAAATACAAACTCGCGTTCTTTGTAGTAAACAGATTGGTTGACGCTGATTCGTTTATTTTCAAAGTCAACGTCACGCCATCTTAATCCGAGCACTTCTCCAATCCGCATACCTGTGTGTGCAGCTAAGATATAAAGGGTGTAATAATGTTGGTTCCATTCTTTCGCTGTCGCTAAGAAAGTCTGAAGTTGTTCGACAGACCACACATTATAACTTCGCTTTTTTGTCCTCGGTGTAATCACATCGCTAAATGGATTCCTTACGATTCGGTCGTCTTTTAAAGCGAATTCGAAAAATATTCTTGCGAGCCTACAGATGTGCGCAATATAAGTAGGTGACAATTCTTTTTCCAACAATTGATTAATAAACTCTTGAGCATGATGCTTCGTAAATTCTTGCAATTTTATATGTCCAATTCGTGGTACAATATGCTTGTTGAATACATTCATTTGTTTATAAAAAGTAGATGGTTTTAGTTTTAATTCAGATCGTGCAATGAAGAATTTCATAAATTCTTTAATCGTGATATCTTTTTGGATAATTGCGCTACCTTTGTTAAAACTCGAAATAAAATCGGCGCAGTCTCGTTCTGCGTCTTTTTTCGTTCGGAAACCACCTTTTGTTTTTTGGCGTCTTTTACCTGTAAGGGGGTCTTTTCCTATATCTACAGTATAACTCCACACTTTTCCACGTTTACGGAAGTATCCTTTCATGCTGTCTGCACTCCTTTAGGTTGAACTCCCGTTCCTACATAGACAACTCCTTCAATGACTAATGTGACATCTTCTGGTAAAACATCTGTTTCTACAATTGTTCGCTTCATTAAACCACTCCTCTGTCAGTATGTCAGTATAAGTACAAAAATAACACGAACTTATGTTCTGTTTTGTTCTATACACACTATATTAGTAGAAATGTATGGTTTTGTTAATAGCGAACTTTGTCGAAAGTAATATGCATTTTTCGACATTTATTACTTTTGTCCTGTTATGTCTGATTATTTACGCAAGATACACTTTTCTTTATTCTGAATTATTTGTTCGTCGCTTTAATCGCGCGAACCCATTCACGCAACTGCTCTGCGCTAACGCCTTGACGTTTCATTTCTTCACCCAAAATAACCCATTCTAGGTTCTCGGTACTTAGGGTTTGATCCGGTTTCACTTTGCCTTCGAAGAAGTCTAAAACATCAATATCAAATACTTCAGCAGCTCGATTCAAAAATTCCATTGTAGGTTTCTTTATATTATTTTCTACTTTTGAAATATAAGATTTTGTGACCTCTAATCTTTTAGCGATTTCATCTTGTGATAATTTTTTTCTCTCTCGATTTTCTTTAAAAATCTCTCCGATGCTCCTCATGGTTTACACCTCCTATCTATGTAAAAAACGGTTACTCAACTATTATCTATGTATTTATAATACCTTTCAATAATAAATAAAATGTTTTGGTGGAAAATAACAGAAAAAGTGTTGACTAATTGGGAAACGAATGTTTATAATAAAAATATCAAGTTGACCAAAAAGGAAACAGACTTGGTAACGAGGTGAATACATGGGAAATAACATCAAAGAAATCCGCGAGAAAAAAGGGTGGAGCCAATCTGAATTAGCTCGCCAGCTCAATGTTCATAAGTCTTGGGTGCATAAGCTTGAAACTGGCAAAAAAGAACCTACCCTTAGAATGGCATTGCGTATGGCAAATATCCTCGAATGTAGAGTAGAGGATATATTTTTTACTAACTAGTTGACTAACTGGTATACAAAAGAGAGGAGAATGAAAATGAAGTACGAAGAGCAGTTCCCGTATATTTTAACAGCAAAACATGTTCAAGAAATTTTAGGTGTAGGTAAAGAAAAGGCATACGAATTGATGGATGGTTCTACATTTCCGGTTATCCGCATCGGCCGACACAAAAAAGTACAACGTGAAGCATTCTTTCGATGGATTGAAAGTCACGAAAAAGGAGTGATTTAAATGGAACGTATTATTATGGAACACATTGAATTTGTCAAAGGACGCATTGAAGCAGCAAAACAAAAGAAACAACATGCTACTGATTTATATGAAGAAGGTATTCAAACCGGCATGGTCATTGCTTACGAAATGGAGTTAAACGATTTGGAATATATGTTGGTATGTTATCACAAACATCAAGAAGCTAGAAAGTTTGTATATGAAGGGGCGATTAAATAAAAAAGAGCCTGCGGGAACAGGGCTCTCATAAATAATATTTCTTTAACAGTATAACCGAAAATTAAAATTCACTCAATAGGAGAGGAAAACATGAAAAACATTACATTACAAGTATTAATTCTTAAAAACTTTAAAGGTGTTAAAGAGTTCAAATTAGATACACAAGGTTACAACGCTCAAGTATTCGGTGATAACGGCACAGGTAAAACAACATTGTTCGATGCGTTCATTTGGTTGCTGTTTGATAAAGACAGCCAAAACAAAAAAGACTTTCAATTAAAAACAGTTAATGCAGTTGGCCAGGAAATCAACAACCTGGAACATGAAGTGGAAGGTATCTTCTCAGTAGATGGTACACCACTAAGTATCCGTAAAGTATTTAAAGAAAAATGGACGCGTAAACGTGGTGCTGCAACAACTGAATTCACAGGCCATACAACAGATTATTTCGTGAACGGTGTACCAAGCAAGAAAAAAGAATTTACAGATGCGGTTGCAACTTTAATTGATGAAGATGTATTCAAACTGTTAACAAGCCCACTTTACTTTAATGAACAGTTACATTGGCAAAAGCGCCGTGAGTTACTTCTTCAAATCTCAGGCGACATCACAAATGAAGATGTAATCAACAGCAATAAAGAATTAGCTTCATTAGAAAACATCTTAAACGGCAAAAGCATTGAAGATCATCGCAAAATCATTGCGGCTAAACGTACTGAAATCAATAAAGAACTTACACGTATTCCAGTAAGAATTGATGAAGTAAGACGTTCTGTTATTGATGTATCAGAGTTAAATGAATCAGCAATTAATGAAGAGATTGAAAAGATTCAAGCGCTTATCACTCAGCAAGAAGAAGAACTTTCTCGTATTCAAAATGGCACAGAAGTTGTTGAGAAACAAAAGAAATTACGTGAAATTGAAAGTTCTTTAATTGAATTGAAAAACGAATACAAAGAAAAGAATTACGGTGAGTTAAATGCATTAAGAGATAAAGTTGCTGTTCAAAAAGATAAGAACAATCAATTCAATTTTGATATCAAACGGAAACAACATGACTTAAATATTTATGAAGAACGTTTAAAAGCTTCCGAAAAGAACATTCAACATTTACGTGAAGAGTGGGTTAAAAAAGATAACGAAACATTTGATGAACATAAAACAACTTGCTCTATGTGTGGTCAAGAATATCCGGAAGATCAAAAGCAAGAAATTATCGAAAAATTTAACATCGAAAAATCTCAGCAATTAGAGAAAATTATGAATGATGGAAAGTTAGCTACTAAAGATGTTGAACAGTTGAAAGTTGATGTTTCAGCTATTAAAAATCAATTAATTTCTTTAGAAGCTGAAAAGAAAGAAAGTGAACGTGTTTTATCTGAATTGAAAACTCAGTATGGAGAGTTAAAAAACAACACTACAGCATTTGAAGAAACAGAAGAACTTAAAACAAAGCAAGCAGAAATATCTTCTATTCAGGAAGAAATCCAACGTGTAAAAGATCATGCCAATGAAGAAGCTACTTTGGTCCGTGAGAAGATCATGAATCTTAAAGAAGATATTCGAAACTTAGAACGTGATAAAGCAAAGTTTGATCAAGTTGAAGCTTCTAATAAACGTATTGAAGAGCTAGAAGCAGAAGAAAAAACATTAGCAAAAGAGTTTGAAGAACTTGAACATCAGTTGTTCCTAACAGAAGAGTTTATTCGCTCTAAAGTTACTTTATTAGAAGAAAAAATTAACTCTAAATTCAAATATGCTCGTTTCCAACTATTTAAACAAAACATCAATGGTGGTCTTGAAGAGACATGCGAAACGTTATATCAAGGCGTTCCGTACTCAAGAGGTTTAAACAATGCGGCTCGTATCAATGTAGGTTTAGACATCATTTCAACGCTATCTGAACACTTCGGCGTAACTTGCCCGATCTTCATTGATAACAGCGAGTCAGTTACGGAATTAATTGATATGGATACACAAATCATTTCATTAGTTGTAAGTGGTGCAGATGATGAACTACGCGTAGAACAAAACCAACAATTAAATCAGGAGGCAATCTAATATGACAAATCAATTAGCGTTAGTTAAAAAAGATACGGTAGATGTAGTAGCTGCAAAGGTTAAAGAATTCCAAGAAAGTGGGGAGCTTCACTTCCCTGCTTTCTACAGTCCAGAAAATGCGATGAAGTCAGCTTGGTTAATCCTTCAAAATACGCAAGATCGAAACAAACGTCCAGCTTTAGAAGTTTGCACAAAAGATAGTATCGCTAATGCATTACTTGACATGGTGGTTCAAGGTTTGAATCCAACAAAGAAGCAAGGTTACTTCATTGTTTACGGAAACCAATTAACTTTCCAACGTTCTTACTTCGGAACAATGGCAGTTACAAAACGTGTAGCGAAAGCGAAAAGTATTGATGCAGCTGTTATTTATGAAGGTGACACGGTTGATTATGAAATCGTCAACGGTCGAATCGCTAACCTTAAACATAAACAACAATTTGGGAACATCGATAAAGAAAAGATTATAGGTGCTTATGCAACGATTGTCCTTCCTGAAGGTGAAGTGTATATCGAGTTAATGACAATCGCAGAAATTAGACAAGCTTGGAGTAAAGCACAGTTTTGGAGCAAAGGCCAAGACAAAGAAAAAGAAGGAAGTACGCATGATGAATTCAAGCAAGAAATGGCTAAAAAGACAGTCATCAATCGTGCTTGCAAGAAGTTCTTAAACTCTTCTGATGATGAAAGCGTCATGATGAAACACATCAATAAAGAAGATGAAGAAATCGAAGTACAGCAAGAAATCGATGAAAACGCAAATGGTGAAGTGCTAGATATGGATTATGAAGAGATCCAGGACGAACAAAAGCAAATTGAAAAACAAACAGAAGAACCAGCTGCAGATGAATCTAACAAAAAGGTTCTAGAAGAAAAACAATCTGCTCTCGAAATGGATTTTGTAGAAGAACCTGAGAAAAACGGTGCGCCGTTTTGATTGACATTAAAGTAATTGGTTCATCAAGCAAGGGAAACGCTTACTTGCTTGATGACTCTCATACAAAGTTGTTATTGGAATGTGGTGTAGGTTGGAAGCAAATTCAACAAGCTGCCGAATTTAAAACTTCTGAAATTGCAGGTTGTTTAGTCTCTCATGAACATGGTGATCATGTTAAATCCATCAAGGATGTTTTAAAAGCTGGTATCGACTGCTTTATGTCGAAGGGTACAGCGAACGCGATAAACGTTGAACACCATCGGATAAAAACGATACAGGCTAAGAAACCTTTTAAAATTGGAACGTTTCAAATTATGGCCTTTGATGTGCAACATGATGTTTCTGAACCATTTGGTTTTCTGATTATGAATCAAGCCGGGGAAAAACTCCTCTTTGCTACAGATACTTATTACATCAAATATAAGTTCCCCGGACTAACTCACATAATGATCGAATGTAATTACTCAGCATCTATCTTAGATGCAAACATAGCATTAGGTGTGATTCCGCAAGTAATGAAAAAACGAATCGTACGTTCACATTTTAGTTTAGAAAATGTAAAAGAATTCTTCAAAGCTAATGATTTGAGCAAAGTTGAACAAATACATCTCTTACATCTTAGCGACACAAATAGCGATGAAAACCTTTTCAAAGAAGAAATTATGAAATTGACTGGCAAGCCTGTATATATAGCATAGCGGGGTGAAGTAATGTTTAAAACACTAAAAATATGGGACCGGGAGCATTTTCCTCCTGGTTCCATCCTAAAAGTATCGGGTGTATCTGATTTATCCAAACATGCATTTAACGGCTACTATACCTTAGTCGAGATAGATGAGGACATCATGGTGGTACAAGCTACAGACGGTCATTTCTACCGCCTATATGTCCATGAAGTAGAAGATAAAGGGATTGTGATAAAAGTCTTTGTACAAGGTTCGATTGAGTCATATGAGGAGGGAATCAAGTGGACATTATCATGAAGCGTTATGGATTAGCTGAGTTAGAAAAAGCGATTGAAGATAACAAGAAGCGTGGCTGGGAGGTTATTGGCGACATTAAGACATTCCAAAACTCGTACAGCAACTTTAAATACGATAACTACTACCAGCGTTATGAGTCCTTTGATTACACCACAGACGATACCTTGTACTGCGTGAAAATGCGAAAGGTGGGGGTAACTGTATGAAATTACATCTTACATTAGGAGAATTCGTCATCTTAGCTTTTTGGTTATGGATCATGTTGTTACTAGGAGCATCTATCTTCTATGTGCAGGTTTATAGCAGAGTTAAAAGGTGGGTAAGACGATGATGTGGTCCAGTGTAGTATTAATCATCGGTTTAGTTTTTATCATTATGACGGACGTGGAGGAATGGTGAAGTTCAAAGTTATTTGTCCTTATTGCAATCGAGAAGCGGTATTTATGTCAACAAAAGAATTTTATGGAAAAGACTATGGTACAAATGTTTATTCTTGCTCTCCTTGCGATGCCTATGTAGGCACTCATGGTAAAGGTCGAACACCACTTGGAATATTAGCAAATAAAAAAACGAGAGAATATCGAAAGCGAGCACATTCACTTTTCGACCCATTATGGAAAGGTAAATATCGAAAGATGAACAGAAGTAAAGCGTACCGATTGATGCAAGATTTAATGGATTTACCAGCCGAAAAAGCACATATCGGAATGTTTAATGTAGATCAGTGCAAAGAATTTATTGAAAAAATCAAAGTGTATCGAGGTGTTTGAATTGTTCAGATTCTTCTGTACTTTTTGCGAATTTGAATTATTGAGTTGTGACGTGTTGCCGATGCTCACTTGTCAATGTGGATGCTTGGCGGAACATGAAGAATTGGAGGGGATGGAATGAAAGTCAATCTGGAACATGCGCAGGTAACCACTTTACTTGAAATCAATGGACAAATACATTTAGTGGCTATGGATAAAGAGAAGTTCGATGCCATTAACATGTTAGTTAAAGCGTCTGCTGAAATAGCTGTACCAACAGGGAAAAGCCAGTCTGATTTAAACAAGTTTTTAGGATATTGAATGTGTCCACTTTACGGACAGAGTGACTTTAATATAATACGTCGTTATTGACGGAAAATGCACAATAAAAAACGCTAAAGATTAGCGTTTAAGAAGCTCCATTTATATCATTATCTTTTTTTTCAAAACAAATATTTATTGTTTTACCATTAGATCTAGTTCTATGTTGAGTATATGCCGGTACATTAAAAATCTCACCAGGTAATAGTTGAATTGTTTTATGGTCTTCTAAATCAATAAGAAGCTCTCCTTCGAGCACCATAAATAATTCGTCTGTTTCATGCTCATGCCAATGAAAATCTCCATTAATTACAGCAATTCTTAAAACATGATCGTTAATCTCGGAAACGACAAAATTTTTATATTCAGTCACATCAGAAACTAAGTCTAATAAATTTAATTTTCTAAATGAATTTTCCAAGTGTTTTACCCCTTTCACAAATTAAGTAGTAGTATATAAAAAATATACCACTTAACAATAAGAAATAGTGGGAAAGTTAGATGAATTAATTAAAAATGGCTATTGAACAATACGAGAATAAAGCGAAATAAAAATCTGGGGGAAGTAAGATGTATAAGCAGCAGCTTCTATTAATAAAACAATATCAAGATCGAATTGATGAGTTGCAGCAGGAAAATGCAATGTTGAAGCGTGATTATCTTAACGTCATTAAGAAGATGAAAAAGATGCGAAATAAACAAAAGGGGGATGCAAAGTGAAAGCGACGAAAGAACAACGGTTACAAGCAAAAGCGAATGGTATTTCGGAAGCTGCATTATACAGTCGTCTTAAATTAGGGTGGAGCATCAAACAAGCTATTCACATTCCGGTTAATTCACACCACGTGCTATCTAAAGAAGATATTGAGCGTGCAAAAGAATACGGTGTACACAAACGCATGTTATATGCCCGCACTATAGAATTGGGCTGGGACTTAGAACGAGCAATTACGACTCCACCTAGGTATACAAGTGCTAGTACATCAAGGGAGTTACCCGAAACAAAGCGGTTACGTGAGTTAGCAGAAGCAAATGGTGTGCCATTTAAACTAGCTTATGGTCGTTACTACCGCAGGGGTTGGGATTTAGAACGAGCTGCGACTGAGCCGAGAAAAACAGCAAATAAATAGAGAGCGTGTTATTCGCTCTCTTGGGAATCGGATTCTTCAAGAACTAACAGATCGCCTATTCCACAGTCGAAGAACTCGCACAAAATACCAATAGTTGCAAAGTCTAACTGCTTTGTTTCTTCATCATATAAACGAGTTAACGTAGGTCTTGAAATACCTGTTTCTTTTGATAGTTGATTAATACTCCTAATCTTATGTTTGCCCATAAGTTCGTGAAGTTTAATTCTAACCTTTTTCAAAGTCGACACCACCTTACAAAAGTCTCTTTTGGACAAAGTTATAACATTGTTACAACTTATGTCTGATTGTAATGTGTTATACCCTAAATTGTAAAATATTTTGGATATTTTGTTAATTGTATATTGCAATATTGTAATGGATATATTACAATCGTAATACAAGTCACAGAATAAAGCGAGGTGTAAAAAATGGCAAATAAAGAAGATAAAAAAATCAACCACAATTACACGATTATGCTGGATGAACTAATGTGGCAGAAAAGAGTCAAGTCACTTAATTATCTTAGCGTCAAAACAAAAATCAGTCGTCCAACACTTCAAAGGTTGCGTGACAATGAAGCAAATGGAATCAACTTAGATACACTCGAAAAGCTTTGTGCGTTCCTTAATTGTGAAATTACGGATCTGATTGTAAAGAAAGAAAAAGTACAAGCGTAAAGGAGTTGGGGAAATGAACGATTTAAAAATCATCGCTGACGGTTTAATACCGGTGTATGTAACTTCAACAGGAGAACGAGTGGTAGATGCTCGAGAGTTACATGAAAAATTAATGGTTGGTAAGGACTTTACATCTTGGATTAAAGATCGTATTGAGAAATACGGGTTCATTGAAGAAGAAGACTTTTCACCAATTTTGGGGGAAAGCCTTGGTGGAAGACCTAGAACAGAATACATTTTGAAATTAGCGACAGCTAAAGAAATTGCAATGGTTCAGAACAATGAAATGGGTCGTGTAGCAAGAAGATACTTCATTGAAGTGGAAGAGGAATTTAATAAAAAATCTAAGCAACCTATGACACAGCTTGAAGTGTTGCAAGGTGCAATCAATCAAATGGTTGCACAAGAACAACGTGTGAATCAGTTGGAACAAAAACAAAATCGGATTGAACAAGAAAATCAAGTGTTAAAGCACCGTATCGATAATTTAGATAACGTTAATATCAGTGGGGATCTTAGACAACGACTCAATGCAATGGTCAGAAAATTAGCAAATCAAGACGGTATCCAGTATGGTGCAGCTTGGAAAGTGTTCGTTCAATCGTTTAATACAGCTTATAAAACGAACTTAGAGCTTAAACGCCAACATCATATTAATAAGACAGGTAAAGATATCAGCCGGCCACGCTTCTTAGAAGAGATTGGATTGTTAGAAGATGCGGTAAGAGTTGCAGATAAAATGTTAAATCGCGTTGCTAATTAAAAGGGGGAGAAACAAATGAATAACTTAAAAACGACTAAACAAATACATGCTGGTGTTGGAATTGAATTTGTACACGGTGACTTATACGGAGTGGCAATGGATATTGTGAAAAAGTTTGTAGCAAAAAGTGATACACGCCCTATCCTGCAATACGCTTTACACACTTCAAACGGTGACGTTGTAGCAACTGATTCATACCGATTAATAAAAATCGAAAACATTCATGGGTTCGAACAGGAATATATCATCAACCCTAAAAATTTAATGGTTGCCAAAAGTGACCGTTACCCGGATGTTGCAAAGCTTATAGAAACAGCTAACGAAAATTCATTCGAAGCAATCACCTTGAATAAAGAACACATTCATTTATGGCTCAACATTTTTAAATCAATTATGCAAACCATGAAAGCTATGAAGGTGGTTTCAAGAAATAAAACGGTTGATCTTCAATTCAACAAAGAAGGGATTTCTGTTTCGGTGGACACGTTAAAAGTCGATTTCACTTTACCTTTCGAAACATACGCACAACCATCTAGCTTATCTCGTATCCGTTTTAATTGTGAATACATGAAAGACGCTATGGAAGCTCATTTCAAACTTAATTCACCTGAAGTGACAATTCGATTCACTGGTGATATGCGCCCATTTACTTTAAGTGATGGAGTTATGGTTACAACGTTAGTTCTTCCGGTGAGAATTTATGAGTAAGGAAACAAATAAAAAAAATCCCGTGTTGGCGCACGGAATCAATACATTTTAAAAAATATTTGTACAGATATTATACCATACAGAACGGAGTGTTTTAAATGACAACTTTTAGGGTCGTGAAGGATAAAGATAATCCTTACGTCATGATGAATAAACATTTTATATATGATGATCAACTTAGTTTTAAAGCGAAAGGGATTTTATCTTATATCTTCAGTCGGCCTGATGATTGGCAGATATACGAAACCGAAATCGTGAAACATGCCAAAGATAAAAAAGATGCTGTTAAAACAGGCATTAAAGAGTTACTGGAAACTGGATATATTTCAAGAACGATGAAACGTGCTGAAAAAGGTAAGTTCGGTGGTTATGAATACGAGGTATACGAAATACCTCACCGTAACGGATTTACCGCAACGGAAAACCCGACAACGGATAATCCGACATCGGGAAATCCGCAACTACTAAATAATGAAAGTACTAATAATGATTCAACTAATAATTCTACTACTACTACCGAAAACGCCTTTAGCTTTTATGAGCAGAACTTTGGTCAAATAAACGGACATCTAAGTCAGGATATAGGAGCTTGGTTAGATGATTTTAATGGACAACATGAAATTCTTATTGAAGCCATGAAAATTGCTATTGACCGAAATAAAAGAAGTTGGGGCTACACTAAAGCTATCTTAAAGGATTGGCATAGCAAAAATGTTAAATCAGTACAAGACGCATTAGCTTTACAACAGGAATTTAAGCCAAAAGTAAATATCGGCACTCACACTAAACAGAATGGGGGACAGCGAAATGAACGCACTCAACAAAACAATGGAAACGTTGATACAAGCGAATACGACGACCTCTCACTCTGAACCGCATATTTGTAAACATTGTGGTGAAGAAATCCCACCAATGGAAATTGAGCTTTTCGGACGTAAACGAATGGTTCAACCAGCGTGCGAATGTGAAGCGAAGTTGCTGAAAAAGAAGCAAGAGGATGCAGAAAAGTTTCAGAAGCGAAAAGACGTTGAAAAGTTGTTCTCCATTCATAACTTAGGTGAACGATTTAAAGAGTCCTCGCTCGAAACGTTTATACCAAGATCGGGAGCAGAACAAGTATACAAATTAGCCAAGTTATATGTAAGTGAGTTTGATTCTTGGGAAGAAGAGTCATTAATCTTCTGGGGAGTTCCCGGGAACGGAAAAAGCCATCTAGCGGCCGCCATAGCCAATGACCTAGATAGCAAAGGGAAAATCGTTGTATTCATTAGTATGCCCGATTTGTTGGAAAAAATAAGAGGGACATTCAATAAAGATAGTTCTGAATCAGAAGAACAAATCATGAAAGCTTTACAAATTTGCGATTTGCTCATCATTGATGATATCGGGGCTGAGAAAGTAACGGAATGGGCGGAAGAAATCATTTTCCGTATTGTAGATGGGCGGTACCGAAAAAAGAAACCGATTTTAGCTACATCAAACCTGCAGCCTAAATTACTGGCAGACAAAATCGGAATACGCTCATATGATCGACTAACTGAAATGAGTCAACCGATTGAGAATAAAGCTACTAGTTATCGGAGAGAGAAAGCAAAACAACGCATGAAGCGGTTTATGGAACAGGAGGATGGGAAATGACAGTCCAAGAAATCGAACAGGCTATAGAGACTTTGGAGTTGTGTAGACGAGCATTGGAGGATCAAGAAGATTATGTAGGTGCTGCTGAAGCTTCTGCGTTGATTATCAGATATAAGAATTTACTTGTTGGATAAACGGATGGAACAAATACCTTTTTAGGGGGATGGAGAAATGAACATTAACTGGGATGTTTCACACAATCTAACATTAATGAAATGCATTGTGTCCATGTTAGATGGCGAGGAAATGAACTTCACCTATGATCTTGATAAAAGAATTAATGAACAAGCATTACTAAAGGTTATGGGTAATTTTATCAAAGATTATGAAAAGCTCAAATCAACTTATGATTTGTTAGAACAGCAATACAAACATCTTAAAGAAGGTATTGATAACATCAGTTATAACTTAGCTATTGAAGATACAAGTCAAACTGCAGTAGTGCAAGAGATTCACCGTATGTTGATTAACTTATCTGAGGAAAAAACGCATGTGTAATCTATGCAACGGGTTAGGGAGAGTGGCCAGCTCTCCTGCTCCCGGAATGATCGTCGTAGAAAATTGCTCTTGCTCTCATGATATGTCGGGAGTGGACAGGCTAGAACAACAATTAGCGGAATTGGATGCACGAATTGAACAATTTGAAAGGGAGAATGGGATATGACAACAGTAGTGGGGATTGAGGATGCTGTTATCACCAGGATTGAACAGAAGTATTTAAACAAGCGTAAACACTTTAAGGGAATCAAAGGTGTAGAGAATAAAGGGAAAGTCTACTACGCCTTAGACGATTGCGACTCACACGGCATCAGCTTAGATTGGTACGAAGAAGATGTAGAAGAGGTAGACCGCTTGTACACTAACGGATTGACAGTCAAACAGATAGCCAAGCACTTTAAACGAAATATAGATGACGTAGCCATTTTAATTATAGATCGTGCGATAAAAGGAAAAATTCAACCAAAGGGGAGATTCGTGTGAACCAAGTTAAAGAGTATCGCGACTTAATGCAGGAGTTAGAAGAAAAGTTGAAGGTAAAGGATTTAGATGTACAAATCTTACAGGACAAGGTACATCACTTAGAAAGAGAAAAGCACCACTTTGAAATTGCTGCTCAAACATACAAAGAAGAGCTCAAGAAGTTAGCGAAAGAACAGAATGAGATGAAAAAGGCTGTACAAACAACTGTAAAAGAATTAGTTGCTTTTATTATCTAAAAGGGAAATGGTTCGAAAAGTGGAGAGACACACATTTGGATGAGAGAGGAGAAAAGAAAAATGGAACAGCCACTTACTGATTTACATGTTGAATACGATGACAACTACCGCATCTTATACCATCCAGAGATACACCTTAAACAGGGGACATCTTGGAGTGAAGAAGATTTAGAGTATCTATGTAAGTATCACGAATATGATGGCTTACAGTCGATGAGCATGGCGTTAGAACGTACACAAACAACCATTGCTACTAAACTAGTTAAACTACAGCAGACAGGGCGTTATCAGCGTTATAAAGAGAAGGAGAAATATTGGGTGAATAAATAAAAGGGGGGATAGCATGTCTAGGGCGGTAACGTGGGGATATGAAGAGGGAAACATGGTGATCGTGGTACATCCACATTTGGAAGAAGAGAAGCTTTACCAACATCACGAAGGTAAATACAAGCTATTGCGAATGAGATACAACAAGAAGCAACAGGGCTATTATTTCGCACAACATAAAGCAGAAGTGAAAACTAAAGATTGAATATTGGGAATCTTGAAAATATAGGAGGAAACAAATAATGAACTCAGTACAACTTATTGGAAGATTGGTAAAAGATGTAGAAATGCGATATACCCCGAGTGGACATGCTAACACAACATTTACATTGGCGGTTAATCGAAAATTTAAGAATCAACAAACAGGAGAGCGTGAAGCAGATTTTATCAACTGTGTAGCGTGGAGAGGGCTTGCTGAAACGATTGCTAACAATCTATCAAAAGGTCGTGAATTGGGGGTAGTTGGTTCGTGGCAAACCAGATCGTATGAAGGGCAAGACGGAAAAAGAGTATACGTAAATGAATGTGTCGTGTCTGACATTACTTTTATCGGTTCTAAGGGCGGTAACAACCAATCCAATACAAATACATCACAAGGTGGTCAAAACAGCTATACGAGGGATAATGACCCATTTGCAGGTAGTGGGAATTCGATTGATTTGAGCGATGATGATTTACCATTTTGATCAGTTAGGTAATTGACGGAAAATGCGAAATAGGGGGAATGGAAATGTTTAAATGTCAATTTAGAAAATGCGATAAGGAAGCAACTACAAAAGGAATCGTCTTCGTTATGGATAAAGGCGATAAAGATAAACCGGTTGAAGTTTATGCATGTGATAAACATAAGAAAGTGACCAGTTTCTTTGAGTCTATTGATTGAATAATTCGAGAAAAACAACCAATAAACAGGGGGAATAAATGTGAAACCACATGAAAAAATGGAATACCAATTAGCTAAAGAACAATTAGAGAAAGCAATTCCTGCTATGTTGGGAGCTTATCCAACTTTAGCAAAGTTAACGAGGAATTATTATAAAGAATTAATAAAAGAAGGATTTACAGAAGATCAAGCTTTGCACATCGTTACACATCAAGGTATTAACGGTGGTATGCCAAAGGGAGAATAAATATGAACTATACCCAAGCTACACAAGAACAGCTACTCACAATCGCTCTACATGAGCCTTGTGAGTTGGCTGATAAATATAAGGCGGCAGCTGAACTGCAAAGACGTGCTGATAAGGGGGAGTTAAAGTGAATGAAAAAATCACAGTGAAATATAAAACACGTAAAGACTACTGCTCTTGTTGCGGACAAGATGTAAAGGATGCCAAAACAAGTGGCTACAAGGAATTCTATTTCAGCAAAAGAGAACTTATAAATTTTACAAGTTGGAAAGAGTATGAATGGGACAAAGAAGAAATTCGAGAAACGATGGAAGAACATGCTTATGATGCCATTTCATTCTTCGCTGAAGATTCCGGTAACAAAATCATGATAGAACAATGTGAAATAGATAAATTAGTCGATTATGTGTGGGATGAAGTAATTAAAGGGGAGGAAACAGAATGAATTTAAAATACTTGTACGAAATCCAAGCGGGGTTAATGGCACATATCGAAAAGAATCATCCGGTGCAGGAAGGTGAAGATCGTAACGAAAAACGATTACTGGCATTTATCGTGGAGTTAGGGGAATGCGCTCAAGAACATAGAGGGTTTAAGTATTGGAGTAAGGACCAGCAACCACGAACAAAAGCGGTCAGAGTACCAGCTATGATGGAAGAGGACAAAGAGTATTACAATCCTCTGTTGGAAGAATATGTGGACGGATTACATTTTGTATTAGAGTTAGGGCTTGCATACGGCATTAAACAACTGACTGTTAATCAAACCTTGCAGTCCGAAAACATCACGAAGCAATTTTTAGAAATTATAGCTGCAGCAATGGATTATGAAGTTATTCCGAATCAAAGGCGTTATGCATGCCTGTTGAAATCATATCTAGGACTGGGGGAAATGCTTGGATTTACACAAGATGAAATTGAACAGGCGTATTTAGCTAAAAACGAAATCAATCACAATAGACAACTATCAAACTATTGAGAAGGAGGTACATCGTATGGTGTACCTGCTATAAGGGAGAGAGAAGGAATGACAAGATATGTAGGTATAGACCCAAGTACCAAGACGGGTTTTGTTGTTTTAGGGAAAGACGGACAGGTTGAGCAACAAAAAGAAATCAGTAGTAAAAAGAAACAAGACCCTGAACGGTTTATAGATTTAGCTAAACAAGTATTAGACAGTGTGTCACCGGCAGATTTCGTTTGTATCGAGGGTTTCTCTTATGGAAGTAAAGGTGCAGGGGTAAGTACACAATACGGCATAGGGTGGATACTGAGGGCTGAAATGCACAGAAGAAGAATCATGTATAAAGAAGTGCCGCCTTCAAGTCTGAAAAAGTTTGCAACAGGTAAAGGGAATTGCAAGAAAGATGCAATGGTATTGCCGATTTTCAAGAAATGGGGATTTGAAAGTGATTCGGACAATATACGTGATGCTTATGTATTGGCTGAGATAGCGAGATCGTTGCAAGGTGATGTGGAATTAACAGCTTATCAAACAGATGCATTAAAGAAGGTGGCTAAGTGATGGAATATCTCTTCTTAATGATATTGGTGATGATTCTACTGATTTTTGTAAGTGTTGCTTGTTTATTAGAAAGAATGAGTAAGAGTTTAAAAGAGATTGAACAGCATTTATGGTACATCAGACATATTGAATTGCATGAAATAAAGAACGAACAGTTTTCAGAGTTCCGAAAAAGAAATGAGCGTGAATTTAAATGACTTATTCACCCGAACATATTGAAATCGCAAAAGAGATCATGCGTGTGTCCAAACGGTTAGAAAAAGCCAGTAAAGAAATATTTGGTATGGCTGATACAAAAGCAGAAGCTGAGCGTGAGTATCGAAAAGCGTTAGCTAAACGGATTATGGAATTACGAGCCCAAGGGTTGCCAGCTACCATTTGTAGTGACGTGGCGAGAGGAGAGGTAGCGGACTTGAAGTTTAATCGTGATTTATCAGATGGGAAGTTTAAGGCAGCGATTGAGTCATTAGGTGCAATTAAGGTACAAGCGAGTATGATGCAAACCATTCATAAGCGCTATGACAATCTGTGATAAGGGATGGGATATGGATGAACAAGCGTCAGAAAAAGAAACAAGCTCAAATACAAGCACAAGAGTATAAAGAAGCATGGCGGACAGTGACAGAGTTCGTTAACAAAACCATTAAATCTGTTATGAGTAAAATCAAAGAAGATCCAGTGCTTGCATTAAAGCATCTGAGCGATACAGATATGGAGTGTAACTTAAAACGTCAACTTACAGTACTATGCTTAATCGAAATTCATAAACGCAATAAGGCGGTGGGGAAATGACTCAACAATTAACAGAGTGGCAAGTAGAAGAATGGATTCGGGATTATGGCTTCATGTTGGATGAAATTAGACGATTGAACATGATGTTAAATAAAGTAGATCCAGTTCATCAGAAGTTAACAGCAACGTATGGAATTGAGTCTACTTTACCAAAAGGAAGCTCAGGCGTTAGTCAAGCTGAACTAAATCAACTAGACCGCAGAGAGAAACGTTACTACCGCTATTTAGAGATTGTGAACTTCCTAGATACAGCCATTGATGATATTGAAGACGAGCGAGAAAGAGTCATCTACGACTTTATGTTAGAGGGCATGACGTATACGGAGATTGCGGAACGTTTCAGATGCACACGGAAAACGGTAAGAGTATCCAAAGAATCCATAATTTCCAAGATTGCTAAAAAAGCGCAAAAAGAACAATTCGCCCAAAAACTGAAATCAATAAAAGATTCAAGTTATAATGCAAGAGAAGCGGTAACGGCATTAGGAAGATGCTGATTATCATCATGCTTCAATCAAGTGCGGAAACACCTGTCAAAACTAAATTTCCAATCGTGCGACAATGATTTCAACTGTAATGGAGCATCTACTCATGGAGTGGGTGCTTTTTTATTAAACAATATGCTAACTAATCAACAAAAAGAACCAAGCATGCCATTAAGTGGAGGTACATACGTGATTGTTGATATTATTGGCTTCGTTTGTTTTGTAATCATGCAAATATTTTGTGCTATTGGCATATGTGCGACAGCTAAATGGATTCGCGATAAAAAATAAAAGGTGGTGAACGAACATGAAACAATCGATTCCCGAAGAAGATCGTGAGGAAAAACGAAAGCGTGAAGTGTATGAGAAGCATAAGTGTAAGGGTTGCATTTGGAGCACATTGTTTTGTGTTTGTTCCCTGGATGTGTAAAGGAGGATGGAAAATGAGTACAGCTTTGACAGTTTTATTGTGGTTTATTGTCGGGTTTGTGGGACTAAGTTTCTTACTAACAGTTTTGTTTGTTGTGGCTTTCGTTGTATCGAGTAGAAAGACGATTAAGGAAATGAAAACGAACGAAACGAAGTTGGGTAACAAGTATCGTTCTTGGTAAAAAGGGGATGGAAGAATGAGTGAACAACTCGTAAAAGATGTACAAGCATTAGTAAATGAGAATGAAGCATTGAAAGAAAAGATAGGTGCAATGCAAGTGACCATTGAGTTAATGGCAGAACAAATTATGCGACAAAATCGAGAAGATAGCGAAGCTGTTGAAAATCATCAGGCGAAAGAAATGAAAGCGACTATCGAAAGGTATTTAGAACGAAGAGGAATTTCAGCACCAAATCAAAGTATAGAGCGAGTAGATTCTTTAGAAATCCCTCGCTTAAACCTTTCAATTACAGAAGCGGATATTGAATTACTCCATAAAAGGGATGCAGTGAGACTGAAGAACGTTTGTTTTACAGAGCAATATAAACTAGACCAACTATTCGATAGGCGTGAGCGAGAGCTTTTGCTGTGTTTAACAATCGGTAAAGAAAAGGTTTATAAGGTAGGAAGGCTTGTTCAAATCGCACACGACGTCGTTAATAAAAAATATACTGCTGCATTTGAACTTAAATAAAAGAGCCGTTCCTCGTGAGCGGTTTATTCTTTGTAAACGTATTATCGGCTTACGCTCACCATCCCCAGTAAGAGTCGGTAGTACGTTTAGAGAGAATAAACATAAGGGAGTGGAGAGAGTGATTGAATACATTGTAGAAGAGAATGACTACATGGTTGATTGGGAAGATGAATACCCGTCAGAAGAAATCATTAAAACTCAGAACAGAGAAGAAGCTCTCAAAGCGTTTACTGAATCATCATGGAGAGAGTTACATGTATTTGAGGGTAATGATAGCTTCTCTATTATGTATAACCTCAAAGGAATTGTATGGGGATATGATGAGAAGCAAAAGTATGTGCCTGGTTCGACCTTATACGAGGATATGAATGGGAGACAGAAACAATTATACGATGATTTAGTAAATAGAATCATCCATGCAGTAAAGAAATCAAAACAATAAATACATAAAACAAACCACAACGGATGGAGTGAGGAAGTGATGACATAATGAATTGGGATGCAATACGTAAAGAATTTGAGACAAGTGATATTACACTCAAGGCATTAGCGGAAAAGCATGAGATTAAGTTAGGGACATTGAAGAGTAGGAAGAGTCGTGAGGGATGGGAGAGGGATGCAACTGCAACCCCGAAGAAAGCTGCAACCACTAAAAAGGATGCAACTCCAGTGAAAGAGGATGCAACTAACATACCAATACGCGAAGAAGTGATAGAAGCCATTGTGGAGTCGGATGCGTTAACCGATAAGCAAAGGCTTTTTTGTTTGTACTATGTGAAAACATTCAACGCTACTCAATCAGCTATAAAGGCTGGATATGCATCTAATAGTGCTCATGTAGAAGGAAGTAGATTACTAAGGAATGCTAAGATTTCAAATGAAATCAAGCGTATTAAGCAGGAAATAGCCCATGATATCTACGTTGAAGCAAAGGATGTATTAAGTAAGTGGGTGAAGATAGCCTTCTCAGACATTACAGACTTCCTTTCATTCGGTCGGAAAGATGTAGAAGTGGGAACGGATGAGAATGGAGACCCAATCACTGCTGAGGTAAACTATGTGGATTTCAAAGACTCTCGCATGATTGATGGAACATTGATATCAGAAGTGAAGCAAGGGAAAGACGGGGTATCAATTAAGTTACTGGATAAAGAGAAAGCACTCGAAAAACTATCTCAATACTTTGACCTCTTCCCCGACAACTTTAAGCGTCAGATAGAAGAAGAGAAGCTGAAACTTGCTCAAGCGAAAGCAGGCGGTAACGATGGCAATACCCAAGAGAATGAAATTGCAGATATGTTGAGGAAGATGGTTGATCGTGATGGAACTTAATCCTAAACAACAAGAAGTATGGGATTCATTCGTCAAAGAGAACCCGAAAATCTTAATATGTAGCGGGGCAAAGCGGGCAGGAAAAACATTCGTGCTTATTTTGCTGTTTTTAGCCCATGTAAGTAAGTTTAAAGGTCAAGGGTTGTCATTCATCATAGGAGGGGCTACACAGTCCACGATACGTCGTAATGTGCTTGATGATTGCGAAAAGATACTAGGTAAGTCGCTCAATTTAGACAAATCGAATGCTGTTGAGATATTTGGGAACAAAGTGTACTGCTTCGGCGGTTCGAATTCAGATTCATGGAAGCAAGCCCGTGGTTTTACCGCTGCAGGTGCGTTGTTGAATGAAGCAACCGCTTTGCATGACATGTTCGTGAAAGAGGTTATCTCACGTTGTTCATACCAGGATGCACGTATCTTAATGGATACCAACCCTGAAAACCCTAGTCATTCTGTTAAAACAGACTACATTGATAAAGATGGACAGGTATTGGATAGTGGACGATTGAATATTCGTTCTTTCCAATTCACGTTGTTCGATAATATCTTTTTAGATCCCGAATATGTCGAGAGTATTGTAGCTGCTACACCGAGCGGTATGTTTATGGACCGTGATGTTCATGGATTTTGGGTATCCGCTCAAGGTGTTGTGTACAAAGATTTCAAAAAGGATAAACATTATATTGATTCATCTGAATTGGCGGGTGTCAACTTCAAACGATACTTTGCAGGCGTTGACTGGGGCTATCAACATTACGGATCAATTGTTGTTGTAGGTGAAGATGATAAAGGGTGCTTCTATCTATTAGAGGAACATGCAAAACAACATGAAGAAATTGATTATTGGATAGATGTAGCGAAGGATATTAAAGGTCGCTACGGGCGTATTAATTATTTTTGCGATACAGCAAGGCCGGAGTATATAAAACGTTTCAAACGTGAGGGTTTACGTGCTGTCAATGCAGATAAAGCGGTGTTATCAGGTATCGAAGAAGTAGCGAAGCTTATCAAAACAGATAAGTTGAAAATTGTTCGAGATAAAGTAGAGCGATTCGATAAAGAAATCTATATGTATGCTTGGAATGAACGAACAGGCGAACCGATTAAATTATGGGACGATGTATTAGACTCGTTGCGGTATGCTTTATATACTCATAACAATCAACCTAAAGTCGGTATCAGTAACTCAAATGCTTGGTAAACAATATGCAAGAAATTCGGGAAATAATCTCCAATCACCTTATAGAAACGTTGTTAAATCAACAATGTATAAAAATGTGCATAACTGATAAAACAGACACCTTCACAAACGTTGCTGTTGTGGGGTTTATTTATCGTTTAACTTCCTATAGGGATTATTATGTTAACTAAAATTGTATGAGATATACAAGAAATGAATGAGAGTAGGTGAGTGCATGAGTTTGGAACGTGTGCAATTAGTTGATGTGTTAGCTCAAGATGGAACTCTACTCAGAGTAACAGACGACAAAAACGGGGCGATTGACGATATGGTTTATCGCAAAGCAGATGCTTATGTAGTGTATGAGGTGCTTTGTAATGAGAAAGGTGAAACCTCAGGCCATAAAAACATTTTACGTTTCTATACAAGAGAAGACTTTGAAAATGATATTAAACAAGGGACGATTAAGATTAGTCATACTTGATATAACAATTGTAAATGAAGGTAGGTGAACACATGACGATTGAATGGAAAGAGTGGAATGAAAAAACCATTACTGATGTACATGGCGACATTTACTTACACCGAGATTTGTACGAAGGAAATCATGCAGCAATATTCCCACGAGCCGAGAAGTTGATTAAGAATGGAGAAATCACGGATCAACTGTTTAAAGGATATCAAGAAGCGCGTAAGGTGCAAACACCGTATATTCAAGCGAACCTTTGTAAATTGATTGCGGAAGTACCCGCTATGCTAGTTGCGCGCAGTATTGGAAAGGTAACCTCTTCTATTCCGAGTGACGAACGTCAAACGAAAGCAGTAAATGAAACCACAGACGAATTGATTGATGGAGCGGAAAAGGGTGAATCAAGCGTTATTGAAGATGCACAAAGTGAAGTCATTCGTCAGATTGTGAAGAACAGTAAATTAGATTTAGAACATTGGAGTAACATTGTTCAGCATCAAGTTGATGGTGGGCTTGTTGGTGTACCGTTCGAAGATGAGAAAGGGCTCAGAATCGAATTTAAATCACGAGATGTGTATTTCCCTCACGAAGATGGATTAGGCGCTGATTTGGCTTATAAACGCACGATAGAGGGACAGGATTATATCCATGTGTACCGCGAACGCGTTGAAGGTGGAAGATTAACCGCTACACATCTTCTCTATGAGTTGAATGGAAGTCAAATGACACAGATTGAAGACGATGCTCAAGTAAGAGATATCTTAAAGGCGCAGCAACTCGTCACAACTTACAACGGGCGCTCTCAATTGTTCATCCAATACTGGGGAAATCAAAAGACATTCATTAATCCGCTAGGTGTATCAGCTTTACGTAATCAATACGGGAAGCAGGATGAAATCAACTGGCGCTTGACACAAACAGGTATCGTATTCGAGCGTAACAGCAAACCACGTATTGCGATTAGCGAAGATACCTTTACCCGCTTAGAACAAATTGCAATGGAGCGTTATGGTGAAGAAGAAGGTCGAGGGCGTATTGACCATGAGTTTCTAGAAGTAACCACGTTTGACAAAGATACAGGAAAAGCAATGGAAGTGATTCAGGTAGATGTGAAGAACATTGGCGGTTTAGAGTGGGCACAAGATATCATGAAAACAATGCTAATGGAAACACAAACGTCTGAGAAAGCATTAGACTTCTACAAAGACGCTTCAAATAATTCAGCTGTTAGTGGAGTAGCGAAGTTCTATGACTTGTATTTATCCATCACGAAAGCGGAAAGAATCCAACAAGAGTACGTGTATTTTTTAAAACAGTTGCTTGAGAGTTGTTTGTGGCTTCAAAACAAAAAAGACCCTGCTGTCTTGATTGAAGAACCGGACATCGCACTGAATGAAATGGTTCCTGTCACACGTACTGATTTGGTCACAGAAAACTTATCTGCGCTTGAAGCTGGCGGTATGAGTCTTGAAACGTTTGTGCGACGTACAAACCCTACTGCGAGCGAGGAATGGATTGTTGAGGAGTTGGAACGTATTGAAATGGAGAAGCAGACAGTGGACAGTGTGAGTATCTTATCTGGCCCGCAAACCGCTGATAACTTAAATGACAATCGTGATGAGAATGGCGAAATCATTGAGAGTGATGATGAATGAGCCTAATGTCGATAGCTTTAATTGCACTTATTGTAATTGAGGTATCCATACCACTTACACTTTGGATTGTGTCGGGTGATAAGAAGTGAATCATACTCAACTTATTGAATACTTTGCGCAGGTGATACAAGGAATATTTTCTCGTGTGAACAATGCGAAGGATTTAACCAACGACAAAAACGCACAGGCGCTCATTACAGCTATTTTAAATGAATTAGACGGCTTAGGTATCAAAACGAGCGAAGTGATGCCGAAAGAGTTAGAAAAGGCGTATCTCCAAGCGATAAGTGGGGCAACACAAGATTTAGTAGCACAGAAGGTGAAAGTGGATGCATTGAAACCTGCTGATGTGATTAAAAAGAAATTGCATGTTGCTGCTTTAACATCACTTGTCCGAGATACGTTGCAAGATTTACGGGTAGCAATTCGTGCGGCAAAGCAGAGTGCTACCACCACGATTAAGAAAGTATTGAGCAAAACAAAGCGAGAAATTGCAAAAGGCTTGATACAAGGGAATGGTCGTAAAATAGTAGCAAAGCGTGTGGCGCAGGCGTTCCAAGAAGAAGGGTTAACGTGCTTTACAACCGCTGATGGCAAAAGGTTACGACTTGATAAGTATGCCAAAACGGTTGTGAGTGTAAAAATGCGTGATACTTCTACACAAGGGGCTGTTAATCGTTATCAAGAAAACGGTGTAACACTTGTGAAAATTAGCTCTCACTCGCCAAGTTGTGCTGTGTGCGGAAGGTTTGCGGGTATGGTAGTGAGCCTGAATGGTAAACATCCTGGCTTCCGTTCTGTTAACGATCCTGGTATTAAGTTGCCGCCTTTCCACCCATCGTGCCGGCACACAATTTCAAGTTGGGTCGATACTTACAAGACACCTAAAGAGATTGAAGAAGAAAAAAACAAATGGCGGAATTGGCGAGAGGATATTGATAAAAGAACACTCGCTCAGCAACGCGCTTATAAAAAGGAACAAGATATTAGAAGGAAGGCTCACGAAGAGCTTAAACTATACGAAAAGTACCGTTCTTTGTTGAAAGGTGAAGATTTTCCAAAAACTATAGGTGCGTTCAGAAGAATCAAGAGAAACGGTGGTAAGTCGTGGCAGAAGCTACAGGTTGCATATCGACAAGCGAATAGGGAGTTGAAGACAAATGGCTGAAATGACTAAACAAAAGTTGTTAGACATTGTTAGTAAGGCGATTGATGAAGGGTTCAAAGTGGACCTGAGCTTTTATTCGGGCGGGACAAAAGAACAGGCCAAAGATAAGTTGGAACGTGTAATAAGCGGTTATGATTTACCTTCTGTTTTTGATACAAACGGTAAAAGTGGATGGTATTCAACTTATGATGAAGAAGAACAGTCGATTGAAGTTACAGTTTATTTAGGGGAGTAGCGGTTGCTAGTCCTTTTTATTTTGTCCTCAACATGACGCTATAAAAGGTTGGAATAGCCTGGTGCTAATTTAAAGGAGGAAGCTAGATGCTTACCAATCAGAAACATGATATTAAGTTTTTTAGTCCATATCTATTGAAATTGGATTTACAATACTTCGCTGAACCTAATGATCCACAACCGGAGCCACAGGAACCGCAACCACAAGACCCTCAACCAAAAGTGTATGACGAGGCGTATGTGAAGAAGTTACGGGATGAAGCAGCGAAGTATCGTACCAAAGCGAAAGACCTTGAAGGTCAGACGCAAACACAACAACAAGAATTACTTAAACAGGTGTTAGGTGCATTGGGAATTGACCCTGATCCGAATCAAGAATTTGAGAAACAATTATCCGCTGCTCAGGAAGCGCAGAAAAAAGCAAATGACAAGTTAATTCGCGCTGAACTTAAATACGTCGGCAGTGAACTAGGGCTTGTTGATATGGATGTGGCGTATCTCTTATTGGATAAAGAAGCTATTTCTGTCGGTGACGATGGGTCTGTAGAGGGAATGAAAGAAGCGCTTGAGCAAGTAATCTCCGCTAAACCTTATTTAGTGAAGAATGTTGAACCTCAATCGCCAAATCATTACCAAGCGGGACCAAATCAAAAAGGAAACCCTGACCCACCAAAGCCTGACCCTTACGAAACTGGTAAACAACGTGCATTAGCGCGACACAAAAAGGAGGAAAACTAAATGAATTTAAAACCGCGTACTGATTCAATCACAGTACAAAACGAGATTTTAAAAACGACTCAAGGCTTAATCTTTAAAGTGGGTGGTATCACATTAGATGGCTCGTTATTTTCGCCTGGTATCGTCAAAGCGGGTACACCTGTATCAATCAAAGTTGACGGATTAGCGAAACCATTTGCAGATACAGATACAGGAAGTGTTTATGTAACAACACATGATGTAGAAGTGGTATCTGGTTCTAATGCCATTGTAGGCGCTTTTGAAGAAGCGTATTTCAATAAAGATAAAGTAACGCTATCAGCTGCGTTTATTACTGCTGCTGAAGGCCGTTACAAATTACGATAAGAGGAGGAAACAAATATGCCATTACATTTAGATCAATTTAAGCGTCCCGAATTCTTAGGATACGTACAAAACGTACCTGCTGCTAAAAACTACTTATTACGTTCATTCTTACCGAATAAAACGGTAAATGACCTAGATTTTGCTTACAACATTTACAACGGCAAATACAGTAAAGCTGCTAAAATCACAGCGTTAAATGCTGGTGCACCATTACGTGACAAACAAGGGATTGACCGCGCGTTTGGTCAATTAGCAAAAATTCAAACATCATTCCGTTTAGATGAGAAAGAAATGTTCCGCTTCAACAATCCGCGCAACGACGCTGAAACGCAAGAGATTGTGGATTACATTTACGAGGAAACGGATGATTTAGTCAACGGTGTGTACGATGTAGAAGAGTGGATGCGCGCTCGAGCATTGTATCATGGTGGATTTGACTACTCACAAGATGGTGTAGAAATCGAATTCGAATATGCTATTCCGGTTGACAACAAAATGAGCGCTACGGTTGCGTGGAACCAAGATGGCGCAAAACCACTTGAAGACTTACGCGCAGCGGTTAAACAATTCCGTTTATCAAATAAAAACCAAAAACCTGTGGTTATGCACATTTCAGAAACAGTTGAAGCGGATTTACTTCGTAACCAACAAGTGAAGCTCCAAATTCGTGGTGTGAATGATGAGCGTTTAATCACAACAAGCGACCTTCAAAACCTATTCTCAGCATTAGGTTTACCGCCTTATCAAATTCAAGATGATATGGTAGACATTGACGACGGAAACGGTATGGTTTCGCTATTACCCGAGCGTCGTATTGTGTTGTTAGGTCAAAACTTAGGGTTTACAGGTGTCGGCCCTACCGCTGAAAACAACTGGAATCCTGGTATCTATGTCGTAACAGAGATTCAAGAAACGAACCCACCGATGCAAGCGGTATTTGTTGGAGAAACAGCGTTCCCTGCGTTCCAACGTCCACATGCTGTTGCGTGGTTAGATGTGTAAGAGTCGATTCATTTCGGCTCTTTTTATTTTTGATTGAAAGGAGTGTTGTACATGCCTAAGTATCAAGCGAACGCATACCTTGCACACGCTGGACAGATTGTAAAAGTAGGTGAAATCCTTGAATTAACTGCTGAACAAGCGGAACGTTTAGGGGATAAGGTAACAAAGGTAGAAACACCAAAGCGTAAGAAAGAAAAAGAAGTCGATGCATCATGACGTATGAATTTACGTTGGTTGATAGCTACCTTCATTCCATTGAATACACTGCCATTTATCAAAGTAAAGAAGAGAACGAACGTCAAAAGCTTGTGTTTACAGCGTATGACCGCTTATCTACTTACTTTGACGAAACGTACCTCACGCCTAAAGTTATTGGTTTACAAACCATTTATATGATGGAAGGTGAAGAGGAAGAGTTTGCGAAGTTCAAACGACATGGTGTTAACTCAATGGGATTAAAGGGGATGTCCTTCTCTTTCGATATTACGCAGCATGTATCGCCGGATGCCCTAGCAATTATCCAGCGCGCAATGGATGCAGAAAAGAAAAGTGGCGCACGTGTGGGGAGGTTGATTTGATGCCGAAACCACCAATGAAAGAAGATGTGCAAATCTTTGAACCTACCGGTCAAACAGATAAATACGGAAAACCGTCTTATACAGAAGCTCCTTCTAAAGCTCGTGTTGCCTACACCACCAAAGTGATTGAAACGACCGATGGGAATCGCTATGAGCCGTCGTTACAAGTTGACTTGCCACCTACCGCTAAAATTGGTTACGGGTTTCTCGTACAATGGACGGACCATTTTGGCGAAGTAGTAAAGGACAGTGTGGTAGCGATGGAAGAAACGTTGAACTACGGTGGAGATAAAGTCTATTGGAGAACAGTGTACGTTGGCAAAGAAAGACGAAATTAACATCGACTGGGGCAACACGTTAAAAGAATTTGAACAGTTCTTTGACGGGATGGAAGACAAGTTTGAACGCATTGCAATTGAAGAATACAGCAAATTTGGGTTGTTGGTTGAAGAAGGAGCAAAAGCATTAGTGCATCATGACGAAGGGGATTTAGAGGATTCGATTTCTTTTGATCGTGCCAAACGAATCGGTGACCGCATTGTGTTAGAAGGTGGTTCCAGTTCAAAGTACGCATGGAGACGACATGAAGAGCCGTATCGGAAAGGTTCACATACCAAGTATGATGATGGCTCTGCGTTTCCTCACTATTACGTAGACGGGCGTGGACAACGAACACGAACAAAACGAAATTGGCGAGGGTTCACTCCAGGTCGTAAGTACATGATTAATGCTATTAATGCTGTAACACCTGATTATAACCTCATGCTTGACCGTATTCTAAAGCGGGTGATGGAAGAATGATACAAGAGTATCTGATGAACAAAGGGAAAGAACTAGCCCCTCATCTGATGTGGACTGTTGATTATTACAGCAATCCAATCGATACAGGAACTGTCTTCTATGAAGGGGGTTCTCCTGGTAACAAAAACAGTGATGTGCATATCCGCTATCCTCAGTACATGTTCTATATACGAACAAAGAATTGGAGCGAAGCGGAAGTAATTGCTCATCGTTTATATAAAACCTTACACCTCTCATCAGCCGAAGGTGTTCATGTTCCTGAACTCGATACCATGTATCGAGTTTTTTTAATGGAAGCAAGTGAACCAATTCGGCTTGGTGTGATTGACGATGTGATGGTGTATTCATTAAACATACAAGGGACTCTAAGGGAGGAATAAACATGGCGAATAACATTGAAGTACCATTCGGATTAGCAGACATTACAATCGGTGAAGGTGCAGATGCTATTACATTTGATGGTGCAGCGAACTTCCAAGCAGAAGGTGGAGAAGTAACGCTCACACCTATCTTACAAGAAATTAACATCGCGGACTTCGGTGAATCTGTATACGACGAGCGTGTTACGGGTTACAACGGCACAGTAACGATCGTAGCCGCTGAGGATAAAATTGAAATGATGAAGCTAGCACTTAGTGCATCCGAAGATATCACAGATACAACTAGTGGCGAAACAGTAGGGATTACAGATGCGAAGATTGGAACATCGCTACGTTCAAAAGCGAAGAAAGTAACCATTCATCCACGTGTATTGCCAGCGGATGATAAATCGAAAGATATTGTCATTTACAAGATGGCTTCAAACGGTGATTTCACTCGTAGTTTTGCCAATGAGCAAGGGAACGTACAAATTGAGTTAAATATGTATCCACGTGACGGTATGGATGCTTCAAAACCAGGTAACTTCTTTTATCGTGGGGCAATTGACCCGAATGCAGTGACACCCTAATATAGCCGCTGACTTAGGCGGCGTGTCGCAATACACCATTGGATGACACCGGAAACAATAAGTAGTTAAGGAAGGGTGATAGAAGTGGCTAACGTACCTTTAAATTTCGGAGGTAAGATACCTACATCTGGCCGAGACATCGAAGATACAACGAGTAAAGTGGTAACAGATACGGTTAATCGCGGTAGTTATGTTTCGAGTATCCCGCTTTTATCTTTAGATAAAACGACAACAGGCGCCGGGACACCTGTACAAAAAATATCTGGATACAACGTTGTGCGTGTAGAAGTGTGGGGGACAGGAACTTACACGGTTCAACTTCAAGTAGAATTTGCTAGCGGAACATACCGTGCGTTACCAGTATGGGATATGACAAAACAAGAATTTGTGGAAGGTAACAACATCACCAAAGCAGGCCTATACGAAGTTGATATTAAAGGATTTAAAAGTATACGTGCAAATGTTACATCGATTAGTGGTGGGAACGTAAATGCATCAGGTGTAGTGATTGCATAAGAGGACTGATATTCAGTCCTCTTTTTATTATGAGGAGGAAACCCTATATGCCAAAACAAGTGACATTACAAATTGAGAAAATCGAAAACGATGAATTAGTTGTAACAAATAAAACATTCATCATCAAAAAAGCGAAGATTGTTCAATTAACAGAATTGATGAATGTGATTACACGCTTGGTAAAAGAGTTTAAAGATGACGAAGAATTAAAAGGTCTTTTTCAATCGTCTGTTTCTCAATCAAAAGAAACTGGTGAAGAATCAGCAGAGCAAGCGGATGATGAGTTTTTGAAAAAAGCTTTAGAAATTCTACCTACCTTGCTTGTCAAACTGCCGAGTGAAGCCTTAGAAATCCTGAGTACATTAAGTCGTATTGATAAATCGATTTTAGAAGAACAAGAAGTAGAAGACTTCTTCCAAGTGTATGATGCGGTTTTAGAAGAAAACAACGTAGAGGATATTATCAAAGCCGTAAAAAAGTCTTTGGCTCTAACAAAAATCAAGTTCAACTTCAAAAGTCTGTTGGAAAAAGTAGCACAGAACCAGTAAAACTTAACACCTCATTAAATACGATTGTTTACGCTATTATACACAAACTTTCTCCGGTGTTAGGAAGTCGTTCAGAAGTAATGGATACGCCTATAGATGAAGCGTTAGAGCACATGTACTTGCTCAAGCAATCAGAAGAAGCCAAACAAAAGGAAAAAGAGTATGAACGCTATATCTATTACAAATCTATGGTTCACTCGCATCCAATTGATAAGGACAATCATAGAGCGTGGCAAGCACGTCAAAAGTTTGAAGATTCGATTCGCCCGAAAGAAGAAGTGAGAGAACTCAAGCAATCAGATATGAAATGGGATTTTGAATAGAAAGGAGGAAACTAGATGGCTGGTACAGTTCGTGAAATGCGTGCGATTTTTACCGCAACAATGGCTGGGTTACGTTCGGCTGCTCGTTCCGCTCGCAAAGAGGTTGCAGGTATTGGTGACGAAACGGAAAAGACAGTAAAGAAATCCAATAAAAACCTTGATGCGCTGACAAAGAAAGTAAAAGAAGTAGATAAGGAACTCGGTGATATTGATAGCAGCGATCATCTAAGTGAAACGAACGAAACAATCAAAGATACTACTGATAGTATGGATGACTTACAAACTCAGATTAAAAAGTCACGTGAAGAGTTCAAAAAGTTAGATGATTCTACCAAGGTAAAAGACGACAAAGGACGCTTTTATTCGTTGTCCTTTAAACGGTTAGAAGAATCAGTGATTAACTTACAAACCGAATTTAAAGAAACAGGCAAAGTTGGCGAAGAGAGTTTTAGTAACTTTACTCGTGAAGTGTCAAAAGCCAAAGCAGCACTTTCTCAATTAGGCGATGCTGATGGGGTTAACGAATTATCACTAGCAATTCAAGAAACCGAAAAGCACGTAATGAAACTCGGTCGTGACAGCGGTCTTGTGGATTTTGAAGTGGAAGTCAAGAAATCTACAGATGCAATGGACAAACTTCGTGATGTAGTGATGGACGCAACCGTTGTTGGTAAAGCTTTTAAGTTGAGTTTGATTGGTTTAGCTCCTGCTGCTGTTCCTGTACTTGCGAGTGTTACAACCGCAACAATGGGACTTGTATCTTCGTTAGGTGCTGCAACCGCTGGTGTGGCTGGTTTTGCAACCGTAGCAATTCCGAATTTAATGCAAGTGTTCGAAGCACAAGACGAAATCAACAAAGCGCAAGATAAATATGATAAAGCTGTAACAGAAAAAGAAAAAGCGAAAGCGCTCCAAGAGTTAAATCAGATCTATGATGGGTTGAATAAAAACCAATTAGAAGCGGTTAAGTCGTTACAGGAATTTAAATCGTATTTTGATGATTTGCGTTCTTCATTTGAAGCACCGGTCTTAAACATCTTCACGCAAAGTTTAAAAACACTACAAACCGTTTTAGAAGCGTTTCGCCCCGCCATTGATTCATCGGTGGGAGCGGTGCAGAACTTATTAAACAGCTTTGACCAGTCGCTACAAACGAAAGATGTTGAGTCGTTCTTTGGATTCTTAGCGATGCGCGCAGGGCCCGCATTAGAAGCGTGGGGGAAATCATTTGGTTACATATTCCGTGGTGTTGGTAACCTCATGGTCGCTTTTAATGACGAAGGTATCAGGATGGAAAAAGGGTTAGTGAACCTAACTAAACGTTTCTCTGAATGGGCAGCTGGTTTAAAAGAAAGCGAAAGTTTCAAAGCGTTCATTGATTATTCAAATCGCAATACGCCTGTTTTCTTGCAACTCCTTAGTAATTTATGGACCATCTTAAAAAACACATTTCAATTTCTAGCGCCATTAGGTGAAGAAATGTTGAGTATCTTAACATTTTTGACAGGGTTAGCAGCGAAAGCGTCTGAGGTGGCGAAAGAGTTTAGTAAGTGGGAGGGATTTGTACCTCTTATTAACGGAATCATCGCTGCGATTATTGCTTACAATGTGGCAATACGAGCACAAGCTGTTGCAACAGGCTTAATGACTAAAGCACAAAAACTTCTGAATGCAGTGATGAGACTAAACCCTATTGCATTAGTAGTTGCGTTGCTTATTGGGTTAGGCGTAGCACTATACACCGCTTATAAAAAGTCTGAGACATTCCGTAATATCGTGAATGGTGTATGGGATTCAGTTAAATCAAAAGCACAAGAAGTTTTTGGATTTCTGAAACCGTACATTGACCAAGCGATTTCTGCGGTAGTTGGTTTTGCAAGGGACAAACTCACGCAATTGAAAACATTCTGGGAACAAAACGGAGATCAAATCTTACAAGCGACCAAAAATGTATACAGTTTTATTTCATCCTTTATTCAATCTTCGCTACGTGTCGTGATGGCGATTTTTCAATTCGTTTTCCCGTTTGTCTTAGCGTTGGTGAAATCTGTATGGGGGAATATACAAGGTGTCATCAACGGTGCGTTAAACATGATTATGGGATTAGTGAAAATTTTCGCTGGTTTATTTACAGGCGATTTCAAAAAAATGTGGGAAGGGGTCAAACAACTCTTCAGTGGAGCGGTGCAATTTATCTGGAATTTTGTCCAACTCCACATGTTCGGAAAACTCTTATCTCTAGGGAAAATATTTGCATCAGGATTTAGTAAATTGATATCCGGTTTGTGGAACGGATTGAAAAGCTTGTTTTCTAAAGGGGTTAATGCGGTAAAAGATTTCCTAGTTAACGGCTTTAACACCATGAAATCAAGAGCATCCACAATCCTGACAAACATGAAAAATGATGCGACTAAAATTTTCGACAATCTTGTAGACGCAGCCAAAAAGTTGCCAGGTCGTATCGGTGATGGACTCAAGTCGATGGCTAGCAAAGTCGGAGATGGGGTTAAAGCGGTCGGTAATAAAATGGCAACAGGTCTAGAAAACGTCATTAACAAAATTACGCAAGACGGGATTAACTCAATCTTGAAAAAGATGGGTGTTGAAAAAAATCTCATACCTAAACTTGATATTCCTGAATTTAAACGTGGTGGTGTTCATAAAGGTGGTCCGTTCATCGCTGGAGATGGCGGAAAGCCGGAACTTATTAAGTTTGAAGATGGAACAATGACTCTAAGTCCTGCGACGGACACACTTTATTACGGAGGGAAAGGTACAGAAATCCTAAGTGGTAAAGAGACAGAAGAAGCGTTTAAAAGTATGGTACCTCATTATAAAAGTGGGTTAAATCGATTCGCTAACGGCGCAAAAGCTATTGGAGAATGGACGAAAGACAAAACAGTAGCCGCTGGTAAAGCAACGAAAAAAGTAGCGGTAGCTGGTAAAGATAAAGTAGTTGCGGGAGCTCAAAAGGTAGGAGATGTAATAGGAGACGTATGGGAATACGCTTCTAATCCTAAAAAGCTGTTAGATAAAGTGTTGAGCTCTATGGATTTAACACTCCCTTCGATTAACGGTTCTCTTGTGGAATTCTTAAAAACAGGAGTAAGTAAAATTAAAAATGGTGGTGTAGACCTTCTAAAAAGAAAATTCAAAGAATTAAACCCGTTTGAAGGTGGAACCAGTACAACAGGACCAGCGGGTAAAGGTGCTGCAAGATGGCGTTCTACGATTATAGCGGCAGCCGCACGTATGAATGAGCAAATCAGTGAGTTTGATATCCAAGGGATTATTGCACAAATTCAACGTGAGTCTGGTGGTAATCAGAACATTGTACAATCTCCACTAGTACGTGATATCAATACACGCATGGGTAATCCTGCACGTGGTTTATTACAGTACATTCCGCAAACGTTTAGAGCATATGCAGTAAAAGGTCATAACAATATCTATAGCGGTTATGATCAGTTACTTGCGTTTTTTAATAACACCACTTGGCGCAGAGACAATCCTAGGGGTACAAGAGGTTGGGGACCTAGAGGCAGACGTAAATACGAAAAAGGTGGAATTATTAATCATGAGCATGAAGCTACAGTCGGTGAAGGTGGCAAAGCGGAAGTTATTATCCCGCTTGAGCAGTTCCGTCAACGAGCGTTGCAACTATTCAAGTATGTAGGCGAATACTTCGGCTTTGATATGGATGCACTGATGAGCGGTGGACTCTCATCTGTGGTTCAAGGCCTATCATCATTCGCTCAACAAGCATCATCTACGGTGATGAATACGAGCTCTACGTCTATGAGCACGTACAACTCCCTACAGCAAAGTGGACTAACCAACAACTCTACACAAAATGGCGGGTACTCCTTGAAAGATATGGTATCCGGTATACGAGTAGATGTACAGATGGGTGATATCATCATGGATGGAAGACAAGTAGCTAAGACTACAGAACCTTTTATTAAAAGGAGTTTAATTAAAGACTTGAATACAGATGCATATAGAAGGGGGAGAAAGTGATGAGGGTGGATTTGTATGATAAAGACTTTAACAAGATTGATTTAAGTCCGTTTAACGTATATACCACGAACTTTATTCTTGATTCCCCTTCTCCTACTCACGAACGTCAAGAAATAAGCGGGCAGCACGGTTCGATTACATTAGGTACAAAACTAGGTGGCAGGCCAATGACTGTCACCTTTCATATTGAAGCGGTTGATATGTATGATTTCCCGCTTGTTCGAAACGAGATATTCAAGGTGCTGAACGGACTTGAGTTTATCTATATCGTAGACAAACGGGAACCAGGGAAGCGGTGGAAAGTGAAAGTAGAAGCAGCTTACGATATTGTGCCAATTGGATTGGTGTTTGCTCAATTCGATATTAGCTTCATGTCAGATTCTCCATTTTGCGAGAGTGTAGGTACAACAACGGATGATTACACGTTTGATGCTGGTGTTTGGCAAATTGGACAAGGGTTGCTAGCGGAAGATGATTTTATTTTCACACATACAACAGATGCCTTTTCTATCTACAATCCCGGAGATGTAATCATTAACCCACGATCTATTCATACACCGCTGACAATTGAGGTAAAGGTGGGGGTAACATCTAGCAACCATACACTTACATTAACTAACACCTCAACAGGCGATATATGGACGTATACAGGGGCAACAACAGCGGGGCAAGTTATTGTATTAAAAAATGTAGAATGTTTACTTGGCGGGGCTTCTGTGGCGTTGAAAACGAATTATGGGTTAATGACATTAAAACCTGGATATAACCAGTTTACAAAGAGTAGCAATATTTCAGAAGTGAAGTTTATCAACCGTTTTTATTACGTTTAATAAGGGAGGTGAAGTTATGCCAGATTTGTTCGTGTGGAGTTTGGATAAAACGAAGAAAGAACGGTTAACTGAATACAGTGATTTATCAAGGAAATGGAAGGTGAATAACCTAAACGCCATTTCCTTTTCTGTTTTTCGGGACGAGTTAAATAAGCGAGCGTTCGACCTTATGGAAGAGAAAGGACAGATTGAATACGACGGAACACTATACACCATTGAAGATTTAGATAAGACACCAATCGGCGATACGCAAGTGGCTGAGATTACAGCGGAACATGTCTTCTTTGACGAGTTTATGAACCGTTCATATGTGTATACCGTTCTAACGAATGCAAAGCGCTCTCTCAACGCCTATATGAGTTTCATTATACCTGATACGGGTTATACCTTTTCAGTTATTGATAGCTTTGATAGCAAAGAGATTGAAAACTTCGGTGCAGGCAATCCACTTGAGTTGTTTAAAAAGCTTCTTGAAACATTCGAAGCAGAGTTTGAAGTGGTCGGAACAGATATCCGTTTATACAAGCGTATAGGCTCACAGACAGCGTATCCGTTCCGCTATAAACATAACATATCCGATATCACGAAAAGTGGCTCAGCGCGGAATTTAAGCACGTATATCCGAGGGTTTGGAAAAGAGTTAGAAGACCAAAACATTTTAAAGGGCGAGTCTAAGAATTTACAAACACGCAACGGAACATGGCAAGATACATCAGATCCTTATTGGTACACACAAACAGTTGGTTCTTCTTTTCAGATGCAGTGGTACGGGACTGGGATTCGTTTTTGGTACTTATCCGACCCAACAGGCGGTGTGTGGGAATTTACATTAGATGGCGACCAAACCGCTACATTAAGCACGTGGTCAAGCGAAACCAAAACGCAAAGTGTGCAACTGTTTATGGATGCACCTGAACGTGCTCATACCATTGTGGCTATATTTAAAGGTGATGACGAAAAGCATAAGCCTTCAACAGGTGCTGGTACATCAAAAGGATGGGTGCGTCACTCTGATAGTGAAACCTTAAAAACATTTGAAGTTTATCGTTTACGTACCAACGACGAAAAGTATGCTGCGGTTGCGGAATATACATCACCATTAGCCAGTAAATACGGTATTCGTGTACAAGCTCCTGAATTTGATGAACGTTTTACGGATGCAACAGCTTTGCAAGAACACCTAAAAGAAATATTGAACGATAAGATTGAAATTAGTCATCAAATGAAGTTTGTAGACCTGCAAAAAGCGGGTTATCCGTCTCCAAAACCACGTATAGGGGATACAGTCCCTTACATTGTAGAAGAATTAGACTTAATGATTCCTGATATCCGTATTATGGAGATTGACGAGTATCCAGAAGACGATACATCACCAACGATTGTGCTAGGAAACAGTCGAGAGGATTATGGGGAAGCATCGTTCAACTCAACAAAACAGCAGTTAGACGAAATATTTGATTCTCGTAAAGGGAAAATCAAAAACAACGTGTTAGAAGAAGCAGTGAAGAGAGCGACAGAAGCATTAACTAACTCATTAACTCAGTTAGAGTATCCACCAGGAATGGGGATTTTGGCTCGTGATCCGAATGATTATAACCGAATTGTGGTACTGCGCTCAAGTGGACTTGGTGTCAGTACGGATGGCGGAGTTACATTCCCGAATGCCATTACAGCAGATGGCGTTGTGACCAACATGCTAACAGCGGGACAAATTAAAACGAACAACATTCAGATTATCGGTGAAGATAATCTTTTTTATTGGGATGGAACAGAATTAATTTCCATCAACCCTACAAACCAAAACAAGTACGTTCGTCTAAATTCAGACGGTTTATACATCGCTAGAGGTGCTAGTGTTATCGAACGAGCAGACGGATTTAAATTAGTAGATGATGGTTATGCAAACTTCAGTTATGCGGTTGATATGGCTTCTCCTCCACCTATTAGTAACGGTGTGTACTTTGAAGGTGGTCGTTGGTACAAACAGAAAAACACCGAAAAAGGGGATGTGTTCTTTTACTCCTTCGAACACGTAACCCGCTATTTATATCTCAATCTCGCTTTCTATGCAGAAAATGGTGGAAGCGGATATATCTATGTTGATGGAAGCGGAAGTGATACAGGAAAAAACTATGCAAGCTTTTTAACAGATCATTCAGAAGGAAATGATTATGCAACCTTTGGTCGAACATTCGTTGCAGACCTTGGAACACCTACCGGCGGAACAAAAAGTGTGTATGTAAGGGTGAAGTCGAATGTAGCAGATAAATTCGTAGCGGTCAGACATATCAGAGGATATTTAAGGGGGTAATCACATGCCATACACAAATGGTCCAGATATATACGGAAACAACTATCAGATGTTTATCACGTGCGAAGAAAATGGGAAAATTTCATCTTCTGAATACGGTCAAATGATTGTACGGATGGAACCAGCGGATTTCTTTTTTCTTTTTGATAAAAGTATTGGTCATCCATTACAAGATAACATTTGGAAATACGAAGTGAAATTAAACGGAATGAGAGCTTATTTATCATTAAAAGAAGAGTTCCTTCATGAAGATTTACCACGCTATGCACCAGAGGGAAATGCACCTCAAGAAGAGCAGGCAGAAGAACTAACAGAAGAACAGCCTATAGAAGAACCGATAAACTAAATGAAATGAGGGATAGATGATGAAGTTGTCATTCGACCGTTTAACAAACGCTTTGGTTGCCAATTTTCGAAATACATTAAATAAATTTATTGGTGAGGTAGAAGAAAACTTCACAGAAACAGTACGTGATGTGAATCAAGCGAAAACAGATGCCAGTGCTGCAGTCACAAAAGCAGATGAAGCTAAAACCCAATCAAACAATACGCAAGCTCAAGTTGATGCGTTAGTCGTTGGATCTAACACATCGCCCGCTGAAGCAGTACAAGCTCGTGTAGGAACAGATGGGCAAACATTTGCTACGTTGAAACAGCGCTTAGATAATGAGCACGCTGAAGTTACTGCGCAATTGGCTGAAAAAGCGTCAAAACAAGAAATTCAAAACATTGGAAACGCATCACCTAAAGGAGTCTATGCAACATTATCAGCGTTACAAACAGCATTTCCTACTGGAACAACAGGAATCTATCTTGTAACGGCTGATGGAAAGTGGTACTACTGGAACAATTCAGCTTGGACTGCTGGTGGAACTTATCAAAGTACGGGTATAGCAGAAAACACTATAACCGCAAAGGAGTTAAACGTACCATTTATTAATAAAGTCGAAAATTTATTCAGAGGTACTATTCGAACAAACACTATTGGGTTAAGCGCACCACAATCTATGCCTGCAACACAACGAAATGTCAGTTTTGGCAGCTCGCAAAAAACATTAACTCCTGGTTATTATATAGTTTGTGTTGATTTTGCTGTAACAGCTATGGATGCTACTTTCACAGCAAATTTATTTCCACAGCTTAGAAATTCTGATCCTCTTGCAGTTTTTAACACAACAGCATATACAACTCAATATAGCCATTATTATAGCAGTGCAGAAGGGTTGACTGAATCAAAAAAGGTATTTCAAACATTAAAAGTTATAACTGAGGCAACCTATGGAGTTGGTTTGCGTTCTATCGGTACTGCAAATAACGCAAACTTTACTACACGATTAAATGATGCGTATGTAATAAAATTACCTAATGCAAGTTATACGAACGAAGAACTAGCTAAAGAAATAATCAAGTATGCTTCAATGATTAATAAAAATGGATATGCTGAATTTTACTCTGAATTGTTTGCAACGGAGGATTTTAAAGCTACTTTATTAACAGAGACAAATAACCGATTAACTAATATCGAACAACAAATTTCAGATGATGTAAAAACTATTTCTTGTTGGGGAGATAGCCTAACGGCTAGCTCATACCCGACTATACTTCAGTCACTTGTAGGGTCAGCTTATACTGTAAATAATTTTGGAGTTGGAGGAGAAAATTCTAAAACTATTGCAGCAAGACAAGGTGGATTGCCTATGATTGCCGATCCATTTACTATTCCTTCAAGTGGAGCTGTTACAGTCACGTTCAAGACATATGATGGGGAAACAGTAACACCAGGTTTACAGCATGGTTTTAGAGGGGTAAATCCTTGTTATATTAATGGCATTGAGGGGAATTTATCATTAAGTAATGGTGTTTATTCATTTACTCGTTCAGTAAGTGGGAATCCTGTAGTGGTAAATAGACCTACAGCAATAATAACAAATGCCATGAAAAACAACCGAAGCGACATTATAGTTATTTGGATGGGTCAGAATGATGGAGTCAATGATGCTACTGAAATTATCCGTTTACAAAAATTAATGGTAGATTATTTAACATCTTCTAATAAACAGTATTTAATAATTGGTTTATCATCTAGTACATCTGCATATCGAGCAACAATGGAGCAACAATTTAAAAAAGAATTTGGAAGAAGGTTTATTAATATTCGTGATTACCTAAGTAAGTATGGCTTAGAGGACGCAGGAATACAACCAACACAACAAGATTTAGATGACATGACTGTAGGTGCTGTGCCTACAAGCTTAAGAACCGACACAGTCCATTTTAATACTGCTGGAAATACAGTAATAGCTAATCAAGTATACAAGCGTTTAGTTGAAATGAACATCGTCAAATAATAGGTTGTATATTGCTTTGAAGAAAATATTTAAAAAAAGAAGAACAAGAAAGACAAAAGAAACTCAATTATAAAGATATACTAAACGACCAAGTCCATCCTAACAGCACAGGTTATAAGTTGTGGTTTGAGGTGTTAAAAGAAAACTTAGAAGTTACTTTAGTTAATACAAATTCATAATTGGAGACAATTGCGCACTAACTCTATACTGAATTGCTTATAATTTTATAATTTAGTATGGACAAAACCAATTTTTACATGTTTAATCATACTAAAGTAATTATTTGTAAAAAAGGGGGTTAAACTTGACGAAGATTGAATCTGTATAAGAACTACTTTTTGTAGTTCTTTTTCATTTTGGAGGTAATATTATGAATACTCAAAAGGAAATTGATAAATTCATTAAGGAGATTGAAAGTAAAAAGCCTATGAAAATTTTAATATTTGGAGAAGGTCTTCCCATATCATCAACCAAACAGTTTAACTTCTATAGTTCAGAAACAATTGCACAATAAAGAAAAATAAAACGTAACAAAGGAAAGAGGGCTGAATTAGTCCTCTTTTTATTTTATATAAGGGGGTTATAAAACGATGCCACATACACCGGAGGTTCAAACGATGGACAACCTTAACAAAGAATTAGCAGAAATTAAGGCTGAACAAAAGTTATTAGGTAGTCGTTTATCACAGGTAGAGCGAACAACAGACCGTCATGACCAGCAGATTCTTACATTGAATGAAAAGTTAAACAAGATTGATGAAAACACAACATGGATTAAACGTACTCTTACTGGCAGTATCATCACCGCTGTTTGTACAGGGGTTATCGGTGGGGCGATTGCTATCTTTTATAGCCTGTTACAACAATAAGGAGGTTTTTATATGGTAAAAGATATTATCACACAGCTAGGGGGCTTTCTAACAGCTCTGCTAGCTTTTTTTACGGTCATTGGCATCTCGTTTGATTGGTTTACACCAGAGAGCATTAACGCGTTCTTGCTTTTGGTATCTTCGTTCGTAGGGTTAGCAATCAATATCTATGCGGTATGGAAAAACACATACGTTAAACAGCATTTAAAAGAAAACAAACAAAGGGGGAAACGAAATGAAGAAGATTTATCTTGATGCAGGGCATGGTGGTGTCGATGCAGGAGCCATTGGATTTGGTATGTATGAGAAGGATTGGGTGTTATCACTCAACCTTGCCATTAAACAAGTCTTATTAACGCAATATGAGGGCGCAGAAGTGAAATGCAGTCGTGAAACTGATGTATTCCTCGAATTATCAAAGCGTGCAAAACTGGCAAATGACTGGGGCGCTGACGTGTTTGTATCGTCTCACTTAAATGCCAGCGGTGGAAAAGGGCATGGGTTTGAAACCTTTGTTTACACAGAGGCTAGTTCAGCATCTATTGCCTTACAAAATATTGTACATCAAGAAGCATTTAACACAGTAAGGGCATTCGGGAATGTATCAGATCGTGGGAAGAAACGTGCAAACTATGCGGTATTGCGTTTGACGAAAATGCCAGCTATTTTAACGGAGACATTATTTATTGACAACCAAGCCAACAGTAAGATTTTGAAACAGCCAAACTTCCTGCAGGCTATGGCAGAAGCGTATGCACGCGGTATCGCTCAATTCTTAGGTTTAAAAGCAAAAGGGAAGGTAGAAGTACCAAAAGTATCAGAAGCGCATAAAACCGAATCTCAACCACCTGAAGACTTACCTAAAGTCACTTCATTAGGAGACAAGTATTCGTTTCAGGTAAAAGCAATGCAAGATACGCCTGTTTATGAATATGCCAACTTATCTAATCGTAAAAAGACATTACGTGAAGGAACGGTATTCAGCGTGTATGGCTACACATACGCTTCATGGGCTGTCGGTGGTGGTGGTTTTGTTATGATGAAGCACGTTGACCCTGTGCCAGTCACATTAACAACAGGTGGCTTAAATAAGAAGATGGAAGAGGAGTTTCGCGCATTCCTCAAAAAAGAGGGCATTGCTGCAGAGTTGAATTTAAATAAGACAGGCAATCCATCAGCAAGCATTACAGTGCAAGGATTAGACCTGGTGAAAGTACGTCAGTTCCTAGATCAAAAAGGTTGGCACTATAAATAACATGAAAGCCCACTACTCAGTTGAGCGGTGGGCTGTTTTTTTATTCCGTTACTAGTTTATCGAACTCAAGTCGCTTTTCTTCGCCTAAATCTTTATTTCCATTCAATGCACCATTCACTAACTTGTTAGGAGGATCTATAATGATTTTTATACTCTTAGGTAGCTCATCGCCTTTAAGTGGTAAAATCTCATACCCTGTTTCTTTCACTTTACCATGGTACGTTTGAACAACAGCGTTTTTAGAGAGCAAACCGCTCTCTGCATAGAGTTGTTCGCCTGTATCTGTTACGACAATAAATGAACCATTATAGTCTACATCATCTTCTAATGTATTCTCTACATTCATCGAAAGCATAACAGCTTTTGTTTCTGTTTTACCTTCGTATTTCTCTTCTGTTTGAGCTTCTGCACTTAGTTCGACGTCTACTAAAGAAGGAACAAACGAAACCTTAAATCCGTTGAAGTCGATAGTGTTGCTAAGGTCTTCTTCACTAGATGACTCACCTTCAAAGATACCTAATAACTTGATGTGCCCTGTATTGTTTGTAATATCAAATTCACCATTGTGGATACCGGTTTCATTTTTAGATGTTTTAGCTTCCTCATTTATTGCTGCTTCTTCAGTTGTTTCTTGATTTTCAACAGCAGCTACATTTTCTTCTTCCTTCGGCGTTTCGCTTACTTTCTCATTCCCACAACCTGCTAATAATCCTAATGCTAGTAAACTACCTAATATCTTTTTCATGTCCATCCTCCTAATTTTACCTATAATGACAAGTTTTATTATAAACGTAAACAAAAAGCATGCAAGAAAAAGTTCTTACATGCTTGGTTTAGGGTGTGATATGTGATTGTTACATCTTTTTCTCGTATTGTTCAACGCTTATAATAACTTTCGATTTTTCTTATCCTTCCTTCGGGGTGTGCTTTTTTAAACAGCTTCTTTGCTTTTTCTTCATTGTCTGCATAACATTTATAATAGTTAATAGACCTAAGTTGAGGTATTTCCCATTCGATATAAAACTCCATTTTTTTTCTCTCCTTACTACGCATTTTCCGTCAAACCTGTATATTTCAATTGCATAAATTTACGACTGACTCCCGAACTTTCGGGAGTCATATTTCATACAGGTAAAATTAACTTATCTCAACATAATTTTACGTTCAGCACCTTCTATGCTATACTGATATAGAGGGAGAAGCGACCAAACTAGCTCCCTCTAAGTGTGTTATTGAGTAACTTGCTGTTGTGCAGGTTGCTCTTTTATTTTGTTTAAAACAGCTTTATTCCAACGGATTTGATATCCCGAGTGTCCGTTTCGAGTGAATGGAAATTCTTCTCCGTACAGTTTACCTTCATCTGTTAATCTCCATTGCTTCTTTGTTTTCCCTTTATGTTCGTATTCCTCTTGATATTGTAATTCTAAAGATTCCAACATTTTATTTGCCTTGACTGGCTTCAACCCGATATGTTCACCGACCTCTGTTGCGTTCATGAAACCTGTGTCATGTTCAGCAGAAGGCAATAAAAGTTTGTATTCCGCCAACGATTCACCAGTACGCTTTTCAGTCCGATCAATAGCAGTAGCAAAAGCGATTTCTTTCCGAACTCCTGTAGAAGCTACAATAATTTCAGCGATGCCGAATTCTTCTTTTGTTGTTTCTAAAAGGTAAGGACGGTTCGCCTGTTCTATCGAATAAGAACCTTGTTTTCTGATAGAAGGGATAACCTCAATTGCTAACCAATCTGTGAACGCTTCTGATATCTCGGTTTCTGATTTGAAAGCTAACTTGTAAACCAGTGGTTCAGGAATTAAATCTCCTTTTGCCACTTCTGGCAAACTTTTCGGAAGGTACTCATTAACGCGACTCCATCTTACATACGTTTTACCTTTTACCGTTGTTGTTAACCCTAAAGCTTTTGCTACATCTTCAACATCAAATAAAACCTCATTATCTTTCACAACTGTTTTTACTATTAATGCAGAATCACCATAATTAAAGATATTTGTTAACTCGTTCATTTGTTTAACCTCCTATTTTTAAGGTGCTGTATTTTACAACACCTACGTTTATTCGTCTTTATCTTCGATATACTCCCATAAATCTTCAATCCTACAATCTAACAACTTTGCCAAACGAAAAGCTTTCTTTAACGGCGGTGTTTTATGTCCGTTTACCCAAGCGCTAATCGTTTGGTTACTTTCCTGCAAGTCTTCAGCAATTTTTTGTTGTCTTACATCTAACATAGCAAAACGAACTTTTAATTTCGGTTTCAAATCATCGTTGTATTCTGTCGGCATGGCTACCACTCCTAAACTATTCATTATATTTCCCTCCTTTCATTTTATTACCATACTTGTATTATATCAACTTGACGCCTAAAAGTAAACAAATAATTTAAAAAGATAAACTTTTAGGAAACATAATCAAGCAGTGCCTCATATATTGGTCTTACAAAGGTCAGACGGATGCACGACAGGGAGAGATAAACACCTTGTCACTCCTGCATTTGTCAGTCCTTAGTCAGACGTAAGGAGGACAACAATATGATTTTAGGTATCGACAGCGGTAGTTCAAATGTAAAAGTCGCAACAGCAGAAGGTGTGTTTCAATTTACCTCGCAATTAGGGGAATGGCGGGAGCGTAACCTTAAAACAACATTCAGTGAAGATGATATGGAATATGAATACAACGGCAAGAAAGGCTTTGCTGGCACACTAGCAGTATACGAAAGTGAATTTGTACGCCAAATGATGGGGAGTACCAAAGCGCATGAAGATGCAAAGATACGCACGTTACTGGCAATACACCGTTTTGGCGGTCTGAACAATCAAATTGTTGTGGGGCAACCGATTATTCAGCACAACGAAACTGAAAAGCAAAAAATCAAGGATATGTTAATCGGGCAGCACACGCTCACATTAAATGGTGTAACGAAAACATTTACGATTGATCGGGTAGAAGTGGCAGCAGAAGGTGGAGCAATTTATTGGGGTATCAAAACAACCGCATCACTTGTGCGTATCATCGACATTGGGAGCGGTACAGTCAATTGCGCTACAATCGCAGACGGTCGTTACATTGATAAAGATAGTTTTAGCCTTGAATACGGTGCGGAATCCCGTAAGAGTAGAGACTTAACCCTTATGATTGACAGCATCATTGCTCACACCTCTAAAACATGGAGTAAAGAAGATGTTGTGTTCGTGGCTGGGGGATTAGGTGAAGAAGCAGAAAAGCAAATCTCTTCTTATTATAATGAAGCGAAAAAAATCAACATCCCATATGTAATGGATGGGGACTATCACTTTGCTCACCCTGTTTTTGCAAACGCATTAGCTTTTTACAACATCGCAAGGGGGTTATACGATGTACAAAGATAAAAATCGGTATCGTGCTGGTGTTTCGTTTAGTGCAACGGATCCGTATGAATCACAACTTGCTTTACATGCCATGAAACAAGGGAAATTTAGCAATTACATCAAACGTCTGATTGACCGCGATATGCAAGGTACGCCAGTTAAGCGTCACAGTGAACCAATGAGTGTTAACAACCGAAATATCGGGAGTGTGATTTAGTCACACCAACACATAAAAAAGATGTCGCACGAAATGTTAGAAAAAACAGGCATCTTTCTCGATATCCGCGCATACGTTACTACTACAAGCGTCGCTCGCAAGCGGTAGTAATAACGTGCTACTGTTTGTGGGCGAATTTTTTGTAGTTAGCGTTACTACCGATAGTGACGGAAGGAGGATATTTGTGAATTACAAAAAGGTCCCTAAATCTGTTGGCTTTAATACCAAAAACGAAAGAGATCGAAAGCTCCTGAAGCATGTAGCTAGACGTAATTTCAGTGGCTATGTCAAAAACTTAATCGAAGCAGACATGAAAGCGAAAGGGAAGTGGGAAGAATTCGAAAAGTTACCCGCTCCTAAAAAGGAACAGAAAAAAGAGCCGGAAGTTAACAAGTTTGATGCACTAAAAGACAAATTAAAAAGACCCAGCAAAACGCCAGGTCCATTTATTAACCAGCCAAAAGATTGACTAACATTCCAATTGCGTATCCTGCTCCAGCAGCAATAATAATATGCATGTTCTCAATCCCTTCATGTATATGTGAATACGTTTAGAATGTCCTGCTTTCATCATCTTTATACACCAAGGAGGAAACAACATGAAAACTGAAGTGATTCCATTTCGTGAGTTTATGAACGGTGATTACAAAAAGAGTGTAGATCAAACAACGAAGATTTTAACAGCTACGTTACCGGCATTGGTATTAATCACACCAAAATTAGCGTTTGCTGCAACCGCAGATGCCACATTCGGTAATGTTCATAAAGCGATTATGAATGCATTTGATGCAGGCGTGGTATTGGTCATTATTTTTGCTGGTGCTTCGTGGGGGTTTGGACACCGCACAAAAGCCATCGAGATTCTGATTGGCGTATCATGTGGATATATACTCGCTCGTCATGCAGTCGATATCAGAAACTTCTTACAGGGGATATAAGCCATGAAATTCACATTACAAAACGGAGTTCTTCAGACAGCGATGCCGGATAAGTACATCGGAACACCAGCAAAAGATGGAAGTTGGATGGACATTTTCAATAACTTTTCGGAAGCGTTTATTCAAGGTGAGTTGGAGCTTATTATCAAGCCGATTGGTTACTTCCTTCGTGATTTTGGTCAGTTTTTATGGGAATGGTTTATTTTTATCCTGCCTGACTTAATGGGATATGGCGCTGTTTTTTATGGGGTGCTGATTATCTTAGGAGCTATGACAAGCAAAGGGCAAATGATGAAACATCTAGGGCGGTACGGCGCTTATCTTATCGCATCTACATGCATCTTAGGGAGTGTGTGA